GGGACAACTTGGACAGGAGCAGGAGACATAATTTGAGTAGTGGACATAGACATTACGCCATACATTGAAAACGACAGTTAAGAATAAGCTATAGAAAAGGCAAACTGACAACCTAAACTATTAAATACAACATGGTCGCTAACATGAGAGAAGACATATAAAAGACTAATCCACTAGCCCTACTTTCAATACCAAACACGTTCTGAGCAGCTGTTATGGTAGTTGACACTCCAGGCATCTGACATGGATAAGCCGCCATCCAGCAAGGGACATCTTCACAATCCTTAGCTAAACGGTAAACACGATCCAACTGTTGAACAGGCCGCGTACCCCATATGGGACACTCTCTAGCATCAACCTTACAACGCTTCATATGAAGTATCATCTTCACATAGTCGCCATGACCAGGGCAAGGTTGAGGAGTAGTGCCAGATTGAAATAGGGATCGCAGTTCGTTTCGCCAGTCCAATCCTTGAACAGATTTATCGTAGTATTGTAGCATTGTGAAGCTGAGTGATTCGATTACGTACATCCTCAGTGAAAACGGACAATTGAGCGGGCAAGGCGTCAACAAACAAGGAAAAAGTTTCAACATAACCATACAACACATAACAAATAAACACGAGGCTAACAAATATGAGCAAACTGAGTAGAAGTTTACATAAGCATGAAAGAAGCATAGCAACAGCGTTACTATCTTGGACACGCGAATCCAATACAACTCTTGGCTTAGGCCTCCCTAAGAGCTCTTTAACCCTTCTTGGAAGTGCAGGAGCAACTAGAGGTTGATGACGATACATGGGATTATTGATAGAAATACAATTGGCATCAAGAACAACATTCTTTCGAACGCCATAGTACGCACCAATTGCTTGAGCATCACAAGTTTCCCACGTACGTAAGACCTTATTTGTGAAAAGACACAAATTTCGAGAATAAATTGAACGAAGGCGGTCAAAAACAGGCCGACCATGCCAATAGGCAAACTCCAAAGAAGCGTTAGCATTGTTGAGGCAAGCTTCATATGGATCATCATCATCACGAATAAAATAAGCAGTATCTTGAATCACTTCAAGAGGCAATTGTGGAGTCCACGTGCCCGGAAAGATCAGACCATTCACAAATTTACATTTGAGAAAAGTACAATCTTCAAGACGCGTTTTAAAACCACTTTGGCCATGCTTATCAGCACCCGTAATGTGACGCCCAACCGAAAGATAAACTTCTTCAATCTGAGCAGGATTGAAGAAAACAGCAGCAGCTGTTGAGACTGACATAATTTGGTCATCACCAAATATTGCCATCTCCACATGTTCGGAAAGATGGTAATCTGCAGGAGTCAACCTGAAAAAGCAATAGGCCGTCATAATCGAATTTCC